ACGAACGGGCAAAGCCATTGTGTGGTGGGTGCCAGAAATAGGCGAAGGGGTCACGGTGATCAGCGATGGTGATTTAACCCTCGGGGAAATCTTCCCAGGGAGTTACCACAAAGACTTTACCGCCCCAAGCCAAGATCCTAACGAATTTTTAGTCTTGTTCGGTGATGGCTCAAAAGTCAGTCATAACCGAGAAAGCCATAAGCTAGAAGTGGTGAACGTGGGCGATGTGGACATCACGACCCATCAAAATATTACTGTGACCAGTACCGGCACCGCCACGGTGGATTCTCAAGCCGATGTAAACGTCAAATGTAGCGGAAAAGCCACGGTAAACGCCGACGGCGACATCATCGCCAACGGTAGCAAAATCAAGCTAAACGGCGGTAAAGGCGTGGTGACAGGTGATTGTATTTGCCAATTCACGGGCAAGCCTCATAGCGACATATCAAGCAAGGTGACGGCCGGAAAATAAGGGGCTTATATGGCGTTAAGTAAATCTTCGCTGAAAAGCAAAATAGTAACCGAGTTCGTCAAACTTGGCGCCGTGGCAGATGGTGAGCATTCTTGGGTGAATGAGTTCGCCGAAGCCATTGCGAACGCGGTGGTCGATGAAATCACATCAAACGCAAAAGCGAATGTGTCCGGTGGGTCCAGTTCTGGACAACATCCGATTGTATAAAGCACGAAAAACGGAAAGCACGAAATGAAGACAGGCACCGACCGTTTAACCGGCGCGGAAATTGGCGGCATTCCGTATTTGCGCCAGCGCCTTTATGACGTGATCAACACGCCGTTGGGATCATTGGTTGGCCGTCGCGAATTTGGGTCCCGATTATATGAATTGGTCGATCGCAATGTAGACGCTCGGTTCCATATGGACGCTTACATTCGATTATCTGAGGCCATCAACAACCCCGCAAACGGCTTAGACGATTTTAAATTAACGGAAATGCTCGTCGAACGAGAAGGTCCGAACCACTTTTCTATTACCGTAAGCGGCACCACTGCAGACGGTGAAACAGTCGAAATGGACGGGATTATTTATGGCTGAGGGCATCAATTTAGCCTTGTTACCGCCGCTTGATGTGGTGAAGCAAGTTGATCACGAAGAAATTATCGCGGATGTGGTCGAACGGGCGGGCTTAGAAAACGCCAGTCCATCGGATCCCGCATTCAGAAACACCCTAGCGAATACCTATCGAGAAGTGTTACTTCGCCAGGATGCCAACGAACAAGCACTAGGGTTAACCCTAGCGTATGCCAAAGATGCCGAATTAGACCATATCGGCGTGACCTACTATCACCACCCAGACGGGACCCCCGTTGTTCGCCTTGAGGGCGAATCAAACGATGATTACCGTGCCAGGCTGCAGAAGTCGCCGGAAGGGTTATCCGTTGCGGGTCCCGATGGTGCTTATGAGTTCCACGCGAAAAGCGCCCATCCTGATGTGAAAGGGGTCGCGGTAGACAGTCCGGCACCGGTTGAAGTGGTGTTGTCTATTTTGAGCCATAGCGGTACGGGAGAGCCATCCCAAAGCGTATTAGACGCCGTGAAAGCCTACTTAGAGCCGTTTAGACCAATGACCGACTTATTGTCGGTGGTGGGCGCGTCAGTGCAAACCTACAGCGTGACCGCGTCGCTTTACATGAAGCAAGGCCCTGATCCTGAGTTGGTTCGGGCAAACGCTGAAAAGCGTTTATTAGAATACGTTGAAACCCAGCATCAATTAAAAGGCCGGGTGGTTGAATCAGGCGTCCATAACGCGCTAACCCTGGAAGGGGTCGAAGAAGTGGTATTGACCGACTGGCAAGACATCAAATGCACCAAGCAACAAGCGCCCTATTGTACGGGCGTGAGTGTGGTGATTGGGGGCTATGTATGACGGATAAAGTCTCGATACTGCCCGCTAACGTGTCCGATCTTGAGCGTGATCTCGATATAGCCTTAGCGCGAATCGAAGACGTTGAAATTCCTATCTCGACCTTATGGGACCCGTGGAAATGTCCGCTTGATGTGCTGCCCTTCTTAGCGTGGGCGGTGTCGGTGGATATGTGGCGCACCGATTGGCCGGAAACGGTCAAGCGTCGAATTGTGGCGTCATCGCTATCGGTTCACCGTAAAAAAGGCACTCGCGCCGCGGTAGACCAGGCATTAAAAGATCTGGGCGTTACGGTGGATTTAGTCGAGTGGTTCCAAGCGGCACCAATGGCCGAACGCGGCACGTTTGACGTGACAGCTTGGGCAAACGAAAACATCACGTCCGAACCCGGTTATCTAAACCAGGCACTTTATGATCAGCTAAAAATGGCGATCAACAATGCCAAGAATACCCGCAGTCATTACACCTTTAAGGTGGGCGCAAGGTTTGGACCGAACAATATAGGCGTTGCTGATGCCATCACCGGAATGGGGGCGTTAGCTCGGCGAAGTGCCGAAAGCATACAAGAACCGTTAGAAAGCCGTGCCAGCATTGGGGCGGCTTCGTCGTTTAGTGGGGTGAATCTTTCCCAACGAAGCGCACAAGCGGAAATCGACGCCGCACCAAGACCCAGTAAAGTTGGCATTGTCAGCCTGGTGAATGGTGCTGCAGTTATTTATCGACAAATGGAGGCGATCGCGTGAGTAATGCGCTAATTCCAGTGATCACCACTCGGGGCTTGGCCGCTGTCTTCAATGGCCAAAATACGGGTGTGAACGCGGAGATTACCCATATAGCCCTAGGGGACCACGGGCGAACGCCCAGCAAAAACGAAGTGGGCTTAGTCAGTGAAAAGATGCGTATCCCCATCGCTGATGGTGAACGCATCGATGAGCATCAAATTCACGTCACGGGCCTAGCCGATGGTGACAAAGAATTTTGGGTGCATGAAATCGGCTTCATTCTGGCAGACGGCACCATGTTGGCTGTGTGGTCAGATACGGACCCGTTAGCCTACAAATCGGCAGAGGTGCCGCTTTTATTGGCCTTTGATTTGGCTTTGGAAGCGTTACCCGCGGATTCGGTGATCATCAAATCCACCGGTGCGAATTTGTCGTTAGCCGCTTGGGGGGAGCAATTAGCCGCCGTCGCTGCAGCGAATGTGGATAACATGGCTCGTCATGTTCAATTGCTTTTCCGTGTTAACGACATCGAGAAAGGCTAAGGGGGCCAAATGGCGGCAAGTGATTTGCGCCTAGTGTCCGGCACAACGTTCGGCTTTAGTAATGTTTGGGAGCAAGAAAACGAAGCGGGTGAACTTAAACCGGTTGATATTACCGGATGCACCGCCCGTTTTGTTATGCGCGATGAGCAAACAGGGCAAAAGTTAGTTGAAGCCAGCACAAGCGACGGCATTACGATCCCCGATGGTACAACAGGGGAAGTGATAGTCAGTTTGTCCCCAGACAAAACCACCGGCTTAAAAGCCGCCCAGATCGGGGATGTGGCTTATGAATTGCGGATTTATTTCCCATCCGGCGACGTCTATTCCTTGGTGATGGGTTATGTGGCCATCATTGAGGGAAAGTTTGATGATTGACGGATTAAGTCACGTTACCCAAGTCAAAGTGGTTCGCCAGGTGGTCAAATTAACCCAAGGCAATCAAACCACCATTATCGAACGTCAAGGTCCGCCCAAACTTAGCGTTGTGAAAGTGGGCGTTCAAGGCCCCGTTGGCACCGTTGCCGAAGAAGTGCTTAACCGCGCCGAAGCGGCAGAGAAAGCCGCCAACGAAGCTAAGAGCCTCGCCACTGAAAACAGTGATTCACTAAACCTAATGCTGGACGAAATGACCGAAGCGTTTGCCTTTCAGACCGGGATAATCAACGGGATAACACAATGAGTTTATCGCAGAAAATCACCGATATGATCAGCGCCTTAAACCGCTACATGTCGGCGACGGATGGCAAGTTAAGAAACAAGGCTGATAAAGCCGATGTTTACACAACGACCCAGCTTGATACCAAGTTAGGCGCCAAGATGGACAGCACAACGGCCGACGAAACCTTCGCAAAGAAGACCGACACGGCCCCGAACGCGTCGAAATTGGGCAATCAAGCCCCAAGCCACTACGCGACCGCCCAATCGGTGACAGATTTAGACACCGAAGTCGGCGACGCCTTTCAACAATTGGCAGACAGTTTTAACGCTGGCGCCGATTTAATTAGCGGAACCCCGCAGCAATAAGGAGCTAACACGCTATGAGTTTAGAGCAACAGGTCGCGAATCTGGTAGAAGCCTCGAATAACTTGACCTCGGCGGTTGATAAAAAAATAGTGGAGATTGATGCAAAAGTTGATGAGGCAACTAGCGCAGTGCCTCAGACAGTTTTTGATATGTTCGATCAAAAATTCTACGTTGATGAAAATTCAGGTTCAGATAGTAACTCGGGTAGTTCGAGTTCACCTTTTAAAACGTTAGGTAAAGCGGTTTCTAGTACCCCATTTGGTGGGAAAACTAGCATAGTTATGAAGTCTGATTTAACTAACATCTATGGCTGGAGTAACTGGACTGGTCTAGCTAGGAAAAATCAAGTAATAACCATCTCTAACGGAAAGTCTATTTATGTAGATTTAAATGGTTATCAATACATCATCAAGACAACTCAATACAACGGTTGGACAGGGACCAATGAAGTTAATCCGTCTCTAGATAAAGTTATTGGTGTTGCTGCTAATGGTTTTTTTGATATGTATAACGGTGCGATAAAGTTATTACCACAGCCTGGAGATGAAGGTAAGAATTTATATTTTCACACCATACATAGTAGTGTCTTTAACAATGACTCAAGTCGTACTCAGTTATCTCAAATATCAATAGATTCAACAATTTTGGATGTAGGTCTATTTGGTCTAGATAACTGGGGTTCCATGGGCTTTGATTGTCATATGCGAAATGTCACATTAACAGGTACAGGTAAGATAAAACGAACTTGTAATAATGCTATCGCTGATGAGATTACAGTGAAGCAGCAAAATGTAAGTTCATCTTGGGAGCAATAACATATGCAGGTTGATTTTAAAATAGGCGATATTGGTTATTACGGTATTGACGAGAGTACGGCGACAGCTAAGGGGCTATTAAGTGAATATCAAGCCGCCGTAAAAGAAGAACAAAAAAAGGAAGTGGAATCGAATCGTCGAACCGCTTATTTATCTGAATCTGACCCTCTATATATGGAGTGGCAATACGACCAGACCGCTAAAAAAGAACAAACATGGCGCGATAAGGTCGCCGAGATTAAAGCCCGTTACCCGCTACCAAGCGACGCGTAAATATTTAAAGAAAGCACGAAATAAAGACGCCGCGTAAGCGGTTTTTTTGTGCCCAAATTTTGAAACCACGCCCCGGCATTCGCTGGGGCTTTTTTATGGGAGTTAATACATGGCCGACTACTTACACGGCGTGGAACAGTATTTCCTTGAGAACATGAACCGCCCGATCGAAGTGCTTGCCGCTTCGGTCATCGGTTTGGTGGCCACGGCGGACGACGCCGACGCTGATATGTTCCCACTGAATAAGCCGGCACTGGTCAACAGTGATAAGCAAATCGCCAAGGCGGGCACCACGGGCACGTTAAAACATGCCCTTGAAGACGTCTATCGCCAAACGGGCGCGATCGTCATTGTGGTGCGTGTAGCCGAAGATGCGGACGAAGGCGTCGAAATCGCCAACGTGATCGGACAGCTAGACAACGACACAAACAGTTACGGCGGTTTGAAAGCCCTACTGTTTGCCGAAAGCCAATTAGGCACCCGCCCGCGCTTGATTATTGCGCCTGAGTTCTCGCACAAAGTGGGCGTGGGCGCCGAAATGGAAGCGGTGGCCAAGAAGCTAAACGCGATCCCAATCATCGATGGCACCGAGAACGGTTATTCCGATGTGATCAATGAAGTGAAGAACTACGACCAGGCATTCTTTGTCAATTGTGGCATTAAGCTACTCGATGAAGCTGGAAAAGAAGTCACTCGCAAAGCCTCGGCTACCGTGGCGGGCCACATCGTTCGTGTGGATAACGAAGAAGGCTATTGGCATTCGCCATCGAGTCGCAAGATTTACGGCATTCTGGGCACGTCAGAGCCGATTGATCACGCGATTGGTTCTAAAACCAGTAAAGCGAACCTTTACAACTCGGAACGCGTCAGCGTGATCGTCAATCAACAAGGTGGTTGGTACTTGTACGGCAACCGTCTCGCGAATGGCACCATGCTACCGCATCAACGTATTCGCTATATCGTCGGCGATTCCATCATGTACGCCCACCAAGAAATGGTGGACCGCAACGTCACTAAATCCTACGTGGACGGCGTGAAAGGTCGCGTAAATAGCTTATTGCGTCGCTTGAAGTCTCGCGAAGTGATCAGCGGTGGCGAATGCTGGCTTGATAAAGAGCTCAACATTGCCGCGATTGGTACGGCCCAAGTGTACTGGGATTACGATCTCGGGTTCTACGATGTCGCTGAACGTCTGACTTTCCGTCAGCACGTCACCGACCGCTATAACGAAGCCATTTTCAGCTAATAAGGGGGCCTTGTGGCTAGATTACCAAGTGTCATTGTAGACACTAACGCCTTTTTTAAGGACGAGAGTTTCGCCGGTGTGTGTAACACGCTTACATTGCCGAAAGTGGTGGTGAAAACCACGGATATGGTGTTAGCCGGTTACGCGGGCGACATCGAGCGCGATTTGGGCAAGTTGGAAAAACTGGAAAGTGAAGTCACCGTTTCGGAATACAACTCGAAAGTGATTGACCTTGTCGGCAACCGTGAAAGCCGTGATGAACAGTTTATCGTTCGTGGTGCCCTTGATGTTGATGGCGCGATTAAAAGCGTTGTCGTGCGTCAACAAGGCTTTTGGAAGTCATACGAACACGGTGGCGACTTTAAAGCGGAAGAAGAAGCCGCGCTTAAATTTGCCATTGCGGTGGAAGTGTACGGGCTTGAAATCGACGGGAAAGAAGTCGTTTTCATCGATAAGCCGAACAACATTTTCCGCGTGAACGGCAAAGACCGCAACCAAGCGATCCGCGAAGCCCTCGCCCAATAATCCCGCCCGAAAGGGTTTTAAATAGATTCAGCCCTGGCCATATGGTCGGGGCTTTTTTGTGAGAATTGAACATGTCTAAAACTGTCCCTGTCATCCTAAATACACCCCTTAAACGCGGCGAAGAAGAAATCAGCCAAATCGAACTACGTGAACCGAAATCGGGCGAACTGCGCGGCCTTGAGTTGTTTTCTGTCTTGCGTATGGATGTGACCGCCCAGCGAACGCTGGTCCCTCGTATTTCCAACATGACCGCGAACGAGTTCGACACGTTGTCACCTAGCGATCTGGTTAAGGTGATGAACGAGGTGTGCGCTTTTTTCATGGAATAAGCACCCCGCCGGATGTGATGGAGCTCGAAGCGGATCTTTATCTCATATTCACCGGTTGGGACGCTTTGACGACCGCTAACATGTCGCTGGTTGAATTGATGCGATGGCACAAGATCGCCATCGAGCGCCACAATAAGGCCAACGAAGAACAATAGCCCAGCGCGCCATAACAACATGGCGTTGCTGGGCTTTTTTTTTGTTTATGAGGTGTTGCAATGGCTGATACCAATATGCGCCTTAATCTTGTAATGGGCATGGTGGACAAACTGACCGCCCCCATTCAGAAGGTGACGACCCAAACCACAAAAGCCGGTGACAAAATCAAAGCCACCGGCGCGGAGCTTAAGAAGTTAGGCGCCATGTCGAAAGACATCGAGCACTTTCGCAAGCTGAAAACAGAGAGCACCCAAACAAGCCAGGCACTAGATAAAGCTCAATCTCGCGTCTCACGCCTGGCGGCAGAAATGCAAGCGGCAGAAAAGCCCACCGCAAAGATGACCCGCGAATTTAAAGCGGCGCAAAAAGAAGCGTTAAAACTCAAAAATCAGCATGAAGCCGAAAGCGTCCAACTGCAGAAGATGAGAACGAATCTGCAGCAAGCCGGTGTTTCGACCAAAAACCTAAACGGGGCGACCAGTAAGATCCGCAAGGAAACCGAACGCTATAACGCCCAGTTAAAAGCCCAACAAAAAGAACTCGACGGTGTGGTCGCCCGTCAAGAAAAAATGTCTAAGCTATCCGAACGCAATAGCAACATGAAAATGACCGCGACCGCCGACGCTGTGGGCGTGGGTGCGGCGATGTTCGGTATTAAAAAGCTTGTGGATGCCAGCGGCGAGATCGGCAGTGCTCAAGGGGAAATTGGGTCCCTTGGTATCGATGCGGCGGGTATTGATGCCATCACGAAAAAGGCGAAAGAGTTTTCCGACGAATGGGCGGGAACGACCACGTCAGACTTTATCAAAGCGTCATACGACATTAAGTCGGGTATTTCTTCTTTGTCGGATGCGGCCGTCGGTGAGTTCACCAAGATCGCCGCATTAACCGCAACCGGCACAAAATCGACAACAAGCGAAATGACGTCATTGTTTGCCACCGGTTACGGTATTTATCGCAAGCAATTTAATCAGTTTGCTGCAGGGACCATCGAAGGGTGGGACAAGCTGTCCGAAGAAGAACGAAACATCAAATTTGGTGAGTACTTTTCGTCGGGTATTTCCAACAGTGTGCGCCAATTTAAGACCGACGGTGCCCAAATGAGTGCGGCGATCTCGAACTTAGGCGCGACCGCTACGTCGGCAAACGTCCCCTTTTCTGAACAGTTATCGATCTTGGGTCAACTTCAAGCCACGATGTCGGGCAGTGAATCCGCCACCAAATACCGCGCGTTTTTAGGCAAAGCAGCCGAGGCGGGCGATAAGTTGGGCCTAAGCTTTACCGACGCGAATGATCAGCTGTTATCGATGCCGGACATTCTCGGCCAGTTGCGAAACAAGTACGGCGAAACGATTGATGCCGTCGAAGCGCAAGAGTTGAAAAAGGCGTTCGGTACGGATGAAGCGGTCAGCATGATCCAATTGCTTTATCCAGAAATAGACACGCTAAACGGCAATATATCCGCAATGGATAAGAACCTTAAAGGCGGAATGGGCACCACCAAGGAAATGGCCGAATCCATTGGTAAGGGCACATCGGAATCATTCCAGATCTTAAGCCAGCGTGTGGCCACAACATCGGCGGCGGTTGGTGACTTGTTCGCACCGGCGGCGATCATGGTGGTTGATGTACTTGGCCAAGCGGCGATTGGTTTGCGCCACTTGATCGAGGCGTTCCCGTTCTTGTCCCAGGTTATCGCGTTTGCGGTGGTGGGGCTAATCGCCTTTAAAACCGCCTCGATAGCGTCTCGATTCGCCTTTGCAAGCTTTTCGGATGCGTTAATCGGTGGTCGAAAGGCGTTAACCTGGCTCAACAGTGAGCAAGTAAAAAACACCACGTTAATGGTGGCGAACCGAGTGAAGACGTTAGCGTCTACCGTGGCCACGGTGGCGATGACTGCAGCACAAAAGGCGCAAGCCATTGCTACGAACCTAACATCATCGGCCACGCTGCGCGCGAATGCCTTAATGGCGATGTCACGGGTTAGAACCTTGGCGACCATGTCGGCGTTGGTGTTGTTCACTGGTACACAAAAAGCCCTTGCCGCGGGTACTGCAGTAATGACCACCGCCCAATGGGCGTTAAATGCCGCTTTCCTGGCTAACCCTATCGGTTTAGTGATTGCGGGTATCATGGCTTTAATTGCCGTGGTTGCTTTGGTAGTGAAGTATTGGGAGCCGTTAGGGACGTTCTTTTCGGGACTTTGGGATCGAATGAAGTCGGTTTTCTCGTCTGGATGGGAGTTCGTTAAATCTATCTTGATGTTCTCGCCCATTGGTTTGGTCATGCAAGCTTGGGAGCCGCTAACCGGGTTCTTTTCTGGGCTTTGGGATGGCGTTAAATCGATGTTTGGCGGGGCGATGGATTGGATTAAGTCGGTGATCTTGTCGCCGATTGAAACCATTAAAAACACGCTGGGTTCGGCTTGGGATATGTTGTTCGGTGGCGGTGATGTTGAAGTCGCCGCCAATGTGAAGAAAGTCGCGGAGCAAGTGCCCGCGGTTAAGAATCCCGCGGCGGTCACTGAACAAGCCCCAATTGGTTCCCCATCTTCCCGAACGTCTACGCCGACAGTGGTCGCGGCCTCGGGTAAGGCATCGGTGGCCCCATCCATTCAGTACGGTGACATTATTGTTCACGCAGCGCCTGGTATGGATGCCGAAGCCGTTGCGCTTGAGGTTCGTCGTCAATTGGATGAGCGAGACCGTCAAGCTTCCCGTCGTGGTCGAACGCTTGCATTTGATACTTAATGATTTAATGAAATAAAGAATTAAAGACCGCTTTCGGGCGGTTTTGGGGGTTTTATGTCGGTAATGATGGCGTGGGGTGATTTTCAATTCAGCATGTCAACCACCCAATACCAACGATTAAAAACGTCTTCGTCCTGGCGATGGGGACAATACGACCGTTACGGCCGTAAACCGGGCAAGCAATACCAAGGCCCTGGCAGTGATTCAAAAACCTTTGATATTGCGATTTATCCGCAATCATCGAGTGATTTAGAAATCATCGACAATATTAAATCCATTGGCAACCAAGGAAAGCCGCAACGTTTGATTGCGGGCGCCCTTAAGCGGGTAAATGGTCAAGCGAAAGGCTCGGGCCTTGATCTGGGTTTGTGGGTCCTTGAAAAGCTCGATACGGATGAAGGGGAATTTCTCGATAACGGTGTACCGCTTGAAATCAAAGGTACGATCACGATTAGCGATTATGGAGACGATGAAATCAAATGACGACCAAATATCGAACGACTCAAGGCGATATGCTCGATGCGATTTGTCATCGATATTATAGCGGTCGCCCTGGTGCCACTGAGGCGGTATTACAAGCCAATCCGCGCTTGGCCAAGTTAGGGGCGATTTTGCCCGCTGGCTTAGTGATTCAGTTGCCCGATCTCGGTCCCGCTGAAAATCAAAGCACTGTCTCGCTATGGGATTAACGTCCGTCACAGGTAACAACATTTTTATGTTGTTACCTGGTGTTTTTGAAATCGCTAAGATACCCAACCAACAACAAACGGAAGCGGGGGAAAAATGGAACAAGCCGCGTACAAAATAATTGCCAATCAGCAAGACGTGACCGCAAAAATGGCCGATCGTCTTATTCGTTTGTCCCTCCATGATGCGGCAGGGTTTGAGAACGATACCGCTGAGATAGAACTCGATAACCGTGGCGGTGCGGTCGCTGTCCCGCCCACGGGCGCTGAACTGGATATTTACATCGGCTATCACGACAAACTGTCTTATCGAGGTACTTACACGGTGGATGAAATCGAGGAACCACTCGAATTTGATGTGTTGATCATCAAAGCCCAATCTGCCCAGATGAAAAGCTCACTGAAAGCCCCAAGAGACGCCAGTTATGACGATATAACGTTAGGCGCCTTAGCGGGTCAATTGGCCCAGTCACATGGCTATCAAGCGGCGGTGTCGGATGAAATGGGCGCGGTTCACTTTGAGCATATCGATCAGCGAGGTGAGTCGGATGTAAATCTATTAACTCGCCTGGCTAAAGAAAGTAACGGGTTGTTTAAGATGGCCGCGAATCGCTTTGTTATCGTCTCTAAGGAGTCGGGAAAGTCAGTCAGTGGGAAAGAGCTTCCCGCGGTCACGTTAAGCGACCCAGAGAACAGCACGGGCCGCGTGACCATTAAAGACAAAGACGACTATCAATCAGTGGTTGCGTATTGGTTTGATGAAGACGCCCAGGAGAAAGTGGCCGAAACGGCGGGCAGTGGGGAACCCCAGTTTGTGATCAGGAAGAACCACACCAACCAACAAGCGGCCCAAACTGCAGCACAAGCCAAGTTAGCCGAGCTTAAGCGCGGTAATGGAACGTTATCGATAACGCGTCCCCTCGATACGAGCATCATGCCCGAAGGGGTTCTTATATTGAAAAATCACAAACAAAGCGCCAATGGTGAATGGCTGGTCGAAAGTGTCGACCACTCGATAGAACCAGGCCGTGCGGCGACCACATCGGCCTGTTGCTCAATGAAGCAGTAACGCGGGCTATCAACACAAAACATTATAGTATTGATGGGTTTAGGGTTTACGTGCATAATCACCTGTATAAATACACAGTATTATAAAAGTCGATCGGAGTACAGATTTTGAGCTTGAATCCTTTAAACGACGGAACTAAAAGCGGTACATTTGATAATTTGGCGTCATTGTTACGTCATATCGAGTCAGTTAGCGATGATAGTGAAGTTTGCGATCCTGGATTGCATCTAGTAATAAAAATGGCGAGTGCGACCGCGCGCGAATTGCAGGACTTTGACAAGAAAACGGAAGGTCCAGAGCAAGCCGGTTAAAAAATCAGATCATTTCTGCGTGATCCTTTCCGCATCGTGTGGTAGGCTTATTGCGAAATGTTGTTTTAGTGCTTGTTGGCTTATGGTTTGGCGACTTAGGCGGGCAAGATGAAGATTTACAAAGGCTTAGATAGACAAAACCCCGCTAAAAAGCGGGGTTCTTAAATCGGGCAGTTATTAGAAATAACAAGTGTGTAATGTTTGGCGGCATAAACACAAACCCTAAGTGCAAATTAGAGTTTACTTGTAATGACTGATGACTGCAAGCCTATACGGACAGTTATTAGACAAAAATGAGTATAGTAGGCGCAATTGCACCTTTGGCACCATCCGAGAACCAATCCGGTGCGCGAAGATACATTCCAAAATTCGATCTTCCTATGGTTGAGCACGCAATTGCTCGCCGTTTAGATGCGATCCTTTCAGCTCACAACTGGAACAAAAACAGCTTTATGCGCAAAATGCGCGTAGAAGGCAAAGTGATTAACCGTCAAAAGCTAAAAGATGGCACTTGGAAAACGAAAACCCTTCCCCCTCGTAGAGCTTCGATCCGCTTAGAGCGAGAGCAAACGCTCGATGCCCTTACCCGTGCAATGATTTACCGTGCTGATTACGATCCCGAAGCGCCGTTTTTGTTTGAAGTGAAAGCCAGCGTCGAAGAACTGGCGCGCATGATTGGCCAGCTTCACGAATACGAACCTGGTTATGATGGCGAAAATGGTAAGTATCGTCATGGTCGTTTGGCTTGTGATCCGGTACATGGTGCCCTTGAAGATATGGAAGCCGCCGATCTGGTTGTGGTTGTGCGTGAATTTGACAAGGAAAGCAAAACGAACAAGGCCAAGCGTATATTTTTTAAACCGAATCTATTTAAAGGGTTTGGTTTAACGATGGAAGATACGCGCAAAATGCTGAATTCTGCGAGAAAATGGCAAGAGAAAGAAGGGTTAATCAAGTCCGCGAAGCAAAAACGCCAAGCGGAAGTGCTTCGCCAATCCGAGTCTGATCGTATTGCTTCGTTGGACCGCCCATCGTTACGCAACTTATTAGGCCGCCTTAAGCGTGAGTTTACAGGCGCCAATAAACAGACTAAGCAAGTGATGGATGCGGAACATCGCTTAAAGGAAGCGGTAGAGAAAGCCAGCAAGCCAAAGGATGACCGCTCACCGACGGAGATAAAGCTTCGTCAAATCGCAATTTCACAATTACCGCCTTATCAAATCCGTGCGGCCAAGATGAAAGTTAAAGATGAATTAAACCTTGCTAGTGTTCCAGATCTGGGCACTAACAAACAGTTTGATGAGTTGCTTTTGGCCATGCTCGAAACCTACACGTAACCCTGTCACTTTCTGTCATCTGCTTAACTGCGGAGGCTTTCGCACATCCAGACAAAAAGACTGTATAAAAAGACAGCAACTTTGTTTCTCTCGATCCCTTTTCTACCCCATCACGCCCTCGATCACCGACGTTAGAGTTAACTTTCATCCTGGGAATAAGAAATAACCTCGAAAGTTACCCATGAACATACCGCTTCTTTAAAAAGAAGGATAAACCCACGCCATAAAGGCGACGGGTTTTAGTCTTTCGCTTCGCTCATAAAAATACCTCCCATTAAATTGTGATTAAGCTACAACGATCACTTAAGCCATTGTGGGCACAATTTAACGGGCCCCAACAGCCAGCTTTAATCAATCACTCTCAATTCAACTTATCGCAATAGCTGGCTGCGCTGAACATTCCTTTTGTCATCCGACCGTCATCCTTTCGAGTATTACGATTATCTAGTGGAACCAATCCTTAACCTTTCGTATTTAATTTAAACCTATCACCTAGCCTTCTTTCGCTTCGCGAGGTCTAGCAGAAGGGTAAGGCGAGATTTAACGGCGTCCTGTGTAACTAACCGCGCCGATTAAGTATCGTGGTCTATCGAACCGCATCGAGCGGCTTGGTGCTTCGCTTGCACTTCGTGCTTTGCTTATCCCTGCGGGGCTAGTCCGCATTTGAACGTAAGTTCTGTGGGTGCGCTTCTGGGCGCAAAAAAGAATAGTTGCAAGTTAGGACGAAAAGTCCTATTATTTATCTCAAAGGCCGGGCAAGGTGCCAAGGCCAAAACCGAGATAATTCGATGACTGCTTACAAAACGATTCGTAAAAATGCTACCAAGAAGATCCAATCTATTTTAAATAGTGCCGTTGGCATTATTGGCCGCGTATCATCAATGCAAATTGATGATAGCTACGAGAACGACTATCACCTGGCCACTGCAGAAGAAGTGATCGCATGGCTTAAAGATGAAAACAATTATCACGATGCTACGTGCTTTTATCGTGATGATGAGTTTAACGTTAGTGGCCCTTATCATTTTTGCGACCATTTTACGGCTTATTTCAATCAGGAAGCGCTTAACGAGGCTTTAGAGTGTTACGGCTTGGCTGAGTCCATTAATGCGCCTCAAGAGCCATTAGAGG